GATAGGTAATTTAATTTTGAGTAGTATATTTGTTTGGAGAAAATCCTATGGTTGGGCAGTGTATTGTTTTGGTATTTTTCTATGGAAATTGTTAGAATATTTAAAATACTAACCCAAGAGAAAAGAGAAACCTTAATCTAAATGCAAACTGACCTCTTTATTACCAAAGAAGACCAATTAGCCGAGTGGATGCGCCAAAAGGGATTTTTCAGCACTCACGATTGCTTGGAGTTTGCCAGACAAAATTACTATAACAGAGCACCAAATACAAAATCAGATTTTTTAAAGCGGGGACTTATCCGTAAGTTATCTGATGATGAGAGGGTTTTGAGGGGATTTATGAGTAAGGATTGCTGGTATGAGTGGATGGGGATGCCTAATGCATAACCGAAAACGCCAGGGTTCTATTTCCCTGACTTCTTCCCATCGGCCGCAAAGGCTTTGGAAGGAATTAGAGCGGTTGCGAGTAACTTTTTGCAGTTTTGGGACTCGCCCCCTTAAAATAATTACTAAGAAGATAGAATGACTAAACTACTTACAATCTGTGGAATGTGGTGTCTGACTGATGGATGGTTTTCTTTATCCCTTTATTGGGATGATGAGAGACAGACTTTCTGGCGAGACCATTATATCAGGGTGATAAGGATTTTAATTGGAGTTCTACTTATATGTATTGCATAAAAAATAAACAAGGAAGATTTATAAAAGGACACAAACCGTGGAATAAAAATAAAAAAGGAATACATCTTTCTCCTAAATCAGAGTGGAAAAAAGGGATGAAAGGAAGAAATTGGTTACCTATTAGCAGTATCACGCAGCGTAAGACAAAAGGTGGGATAATAAGGAATTTCATAAAAATTAAAGAACCCAATATATCTATTCCGTTAGCAAAATATATCTGGATTAAAAAATATGGTAGATTATTAAAAGGCGATGTTATTCATCATAGAGATGGAAATAAATTAAACGATAAAGAAAAAAATCTAATAACATTGCCAAGAAGTGATCATCCAATTTTTGATGGGAGATGGGGATTAAAACAATTATCAAGTAAACAAATTAAATTTTATGTTAATAGATACTTGTAAAGAACTCGGTAGAAACTTTATCGGCATAGAGATAGAACCAAAGTATTACGAGATAGCCAAGAGATGGATTTTTAACGCCCAAACCGATATGTTTGTGGGGAAGTGAGAAGTGGCAAGAATAAGAACGATCAAGCCAGAATTTTGGACAGATTAAGAAACCTATTATTCGTTAATTAGATGAGGATGAGAAAATCTTTAGGGGTTTTACCTGCAAGGATTTTATTTATGAATGGGTGGGGAATGGTAAGGAGATAATAAAGTAAATGCCCCAGCCAGAAGTGATAAACGAGAAATCTCCATTTTATACTTGCACTTATTTAGCATTACGGAAGGTTGGTTTTCCCAAAACAGCAATAAAATGTCCAGCGAATTGTAAGAAATTAGGAATTATAAAATTATGTCCGAGATACCGAGAGATAGGATAAGGGATGGCACGAATTAGAACCATAAAACCAGAATTTTGGACAGATGGAGATATGCTTAAAATTTCTCGGGATGCCCGCCTTTTTTATGTTGGTTTATGGAATTTTGCTGATGATAATGGGGTTTTGGACTATGATTTGATAGGTTTAAAGGCAAAAATCTTCCCCAATGACAAAATAAATATTGCTAAATTAGTGATAGAGCTCCAAAAAATAAGCAAAGTTATAGTTTATGACAACGATAATAAGCAGTATCTTTTCGTGAAAAACCTTGCCACGCATCAGATTATAGATAGAAAACGCAAGACAAATTTACCCCTTCCAGACCCTAATCAACTGAAATCAACTGAAATCAGTGCTATAAGGAAGGAAGGAAGGAAGGAAGGGAAGGAAGTTAAGGAAGGCACTGAAATCATTGAAAAAGACAAAAGCGAACTTTTTAAACAAATCCATTCCCTCTTAAATACAAAAATCCTTAAAAGCGAACAAACCAAGACCAAGAGCGGTAAACTCTGGACTCTCATATACCGAATGAAACCCGAAAGCGCTATTGCGGTTCTGGAACGCTGTCAGGATAAGCAGAACTTTGAGTATTACTATCAGAGCCTACATAGGCAACATCAGGATGACTTAAAGACTTGGGATACCAAGAAGATGGGGGAGGTTTTGAAAGGAATAATTAACCCTTGATTGGGTTGGATGATTTTGATGTGGGAGAGGAAATGACAAGGGATAAGGGAGGAGAAATGAACCAGTATAAACAAGGTTTTATTGATGGATTGAGAGCATTTGCTTGGTGGAAAAATGGACAGGAGGTTTTAAGCACAAGTGAAACTTCGCTTAAAGAAACAATAAATAATGTTGAAAAGGTATGGAACTATGACCCAGTATTTAAAGATGAATATAAGATTCCCAATGACTAACAGGAAAAAGGGGAAGATAGAAATTGACATTAAACTTTTAGAACGAATTGCAGAGTATTATGAATTTCCCTTAACAGCATTTTTTGTTCCATTGAAAGTTTTTAAAGGAACACGAAGAAAAAATTTAAGAAAGAAAATACGAAAGCTTAAAGAAACAATTGCAAAGTTTTTGGAAGAACTCTAAAAGGTTGGCTCTGGTGGCTGAAAAGAAGAAAACAGCAGTAGGGCTAATTATCCGAAAGGATACTGAAAGTGGCGAGGTTATTAGCGTCCTTGCTTGCAGGTAGTGCGGGAGACGAAAGTCCGAAACCAAGAGAGCTGTGAAATCCTGTCCAGGGCTGACCTATTCAAAAAGGAGATAAAAGAAAAATAATATGGGTTTATTCTTTATGATACTTGTGGTTCTTTATTACTGTATTTTTCTCATACTACAACACATAGAAAAAAACAGAAGAAAAAATGAATGAGGTTAAAGACTATTCCCTGAAATCACATATTAAATTGCCCGCATTATCGCCAAAAGTTTTTTGTAAGAATTGTGATATATATGAAGATAGGATAAAAATAGCCCGACAAATCAATGCTTTTACTAATACTGTGGGGTATTGGGATTTTGCCGTTTGTTACAGAGCGTGCAAAAAGAGAAAATTAAAATAATGAATAAAAACTGGTTACATTTGAATTTGCGGTATGTAGAATGGCAAAAAAAACATTGCGAATATATAGGGGCACCATTAGATGAAGATTTTTTTAGATATTTTAATGCTATCTTAAAAATAATAGAAAAAAAAGTAGAGAGGTTTTTTTATTTACAAGAAAAAATGCCAGGAAATGTCCATATCTATCTTGCTTTTGAGATTAAAGGTAAAACATCACAAACAGAACTTTTCTATCAAATTAAACAACTCACATTACCTCATTATTTTGAAGAAATTGTAAGGATTGAGAATAATGAAAAAATGCCAGAGGTATTCATCAATTTGCTTTTTGCAGGAACTCTTTATGCCTGCTGGCGAAGGACAAGTAAAGCAGGATATTACAATTATGACGAATATAAGGCAGTTCATTGCCTACTTAATCAGCTTAGTATAAGAGAATTTTGGTTTCATTTGAATACTATAGTGATGACATATTGGGGAAGCTTACCAAAAGAGATAAGGGAATTGTTGAGAAAAACTAAAGAGCCAAAGGAGAGATAAGATGTTCTGGGCATTTCTTTTACTGTTGTTGGGGATATTCGTTTTCTATATCCCTGCGCTTTGGTATGATTATATCATTGACGACTTTGCGATATATGCCTCCTCCGGTATCAAGCCAAAAAGCAAATGGCAATTCCTCTGGCGGCAGTTCAAGGGCGATAAATTCTGGGGCAGACCTAATCCTTATGCTCATTCTATACCAATAATTGTTCACTTTGTTGCTTGCTTGATGATTTATTTTGCTTTTGGCAGAACACCTATCGCTTGTCTAGCTGCTTTACTATTTGCTGCACATCCGGTTAATTCCGAGATTGTGGCAGGTTTAACCGGCAAACCCTATGCCATAACTGCTGTTCTAATAATGCTTGCCTGGGCAGTTCCTTTCCTTGCGCCATTTATCTATTCTCTGACTGTTCTACCCTATCCTTCCGCAATTATCAATGCCCAGCGCTGGTATTTTACGATAAGCATGATGGTCTCGCCTTTGATTTATATTGCCCTGGCGAGTCATTGGAGTTGGCTTGCTTTGATTGTATTCCTTACTTTTTGGGTAAAGATACGCTATATGGTATCTCCGAAGTTGAACCTCAAAATAGTTCACTATACCGAAAATACCGAAGCTCTATCAATAAACATACGCAAGTTTATTGTAGCGATAAAGTTCTATGGCTACTATTTCGTCAATGGCGTACTAGGGCTTCATTTTTCTTTCTATCAGGGTTACATGAGCGAGCATATTACCCACAAGCGCGGAGTGAAAGATAGTGCCAAATTGGACAGGTATTTTTTTATTGGCCTGATTGTATTGTATATTCTGATTACCAATCTTATCTGGAATTATAGTTGGCGGGTTGATATGTTAACCGAAAACCCCGCGCTTTTCGGTCTGCTTTGGTTTACGATTAATATAGCGATGTTTTGTAATTTCTTTTCTGTTGGCCAGATGCATCTTACCTGCCGTTACTTTTACCTGCCGGGGATAGGACTGATGATATTTCTTGCTGCAATCGCCAGGGAATACCCATTCGTGGCTATATTCTTGTTAGGCTGGTATCTGCGGCAGTTGATATATGCAAGAAGGCAATACGAGAATAACTGGTGGCATAACTTCTATCAGTTGGCAGATGAGCCCAGATACTATTACAGTTGGCTTTTATTCGGCAACCTGATGTATGCCAGGGGGCATTTTGGCGCTGCCCTGCAAAACTACCTTGAGGCACTTAACTATGAGAAGAATAATTTTAAAGTTTATTTTAACATCACCAGTTGCTATATATTCTTGAATGAATTTGACAAGGCGATAGTCTACCTTGAGGAGTCCAAGAAATACGAGCTGATGGGGCAGGAAAAGACGAGGTTGGAATGGATTGAGGAGCGAGAGATATTGCTCGGCAAATTATTACAGGCAAAAGAGAGGAAAATCAAGGTCAGTATGAATTTAGAAGAGGTTGCGATAGTGATATGAGGGAGGTGAAGGGTAATGGATATTAAACAAATCGGAGCAGAATTATTGGAGATTTTGAAGCAAGGTTTAGTTTCGGGAAGCAAACTAGTCGCAGAACAATTCCTTATTTTATGTCAACAGATAATAACGTGGGGTATAGTAGGCAATATTTGCATTATTTTGCTTTCAGTTTGTATGATGGTGATAGCCTATCATTTAGCGATGTTTGCTATTAAAAAACAAAAAGAAGCGGAGTGGGATGACTATTGGTTATTTTTATCAATCCCATCAATTAGTGTTGGGATAATATTTTTTATAATTTGTTGGATGAGTATTTTTGAGCTCGGAAAAATATTAGTTGCTCCCAATGTATATTTACTTGATTATTTTAAAGGAGTTGTAATTCCACAACAAGGTTAAATATGCCTCCAAAACTCCGTTGCTATAACTGCGGCGCTTTGCATAAGGCCAGAACCGATAAGTTTCCCCAGGAGTTATTAGTGCCGATAGCAAAGCGTATTCCTAACAAGGATAAGACAGCCCCGCCGAAGTATGAAGCCAGCTATACTAAAGTCTATGTATGCTGGAAATGCGAGGGCAAGGCAGGCTTGCGGGAGTTAAAGAAGAGGATTAAGCGGGAGAAGAATATTGAAGGGACTGTAACCAAACAACATTTAAGGGAATATTTTAAGGAGCAACGATTGAAGGAAGTGCCAGTTGAGAAGCCGAGGTTAGAAAAGAAAAAAGGATTTTGGAATAGATTGTTTAATAAGAGACAACAGCAGATTAAGGCAAGGAGGAAGATGTAATGGAAAAAATCCAAGAACAAGGAAGGAGGTAAGATAAAATGTTAAAAGATTACTTACAGAAAGAACTTACGCAATATAATATATTGGGGACAATAGCTCCTGCACAAAAAGATAATATATTGAAAGAATAATGCCCGAAGAAGTAACTAAATATACTGAACTAATCAATAAGGTTCTTCAGCGTCTTTCAAAGATTTGGGAGATGGGCGAGGGCGACTTGACGATTGAGGTCAGGGGTGATAAGGATAAGACTTATGCCAAGATTTCGGGAGGAGAAACAGAGAGAATAAAATGAAAACGATTACACAACATATTCCTGATTTCGTAGAAGGAGTTGAACCTCAAATAGTGCACTTTGAAACCAAAGAAGAGTTATTGGATATCCCCTTTGTTAAAAAATATTTTCAAGATATTAAATGTCTTGAGGATTATTCATCACTTGAAGAAGTTAATAGTCTTATAATAGCTACTGTAACAGTTAAATTTTATAGAATGAGTTTATCTAAAGACATTTCTCCTTCTTCTAAGGGGGGTTATTTGATGGCTGAATATGAGGATGGTCTTGAATGGTGGACGGTAGGATATATTGATGATATAACGGGAATAGATTTACCAAATTGGAGCGCGAAAACAAATGAAGGAGGTGAAAAATAATGCCAAAAGGCAGGCGTAGAGCCAGATGTTTAAAGACAGGGAAAAAACCAAATTTCCCCAGGAAAAGAAAACATTGGTAAAGTAACCTAAAGCCTGATTTTCTGATAGGAGTAAGGCAAGGGAGTCCATATACGGACTTTAAATGCGGAATTATACCGCGCCCTTGCCTTTTTTGTTTAAAGGGAGGGTAAAATGATATTAACAGAGGCGCACAAAGAGCAAATACGGGTAATGCGACAAAAGGATAACTACTTGCGGATTAAGGATTTTTTTAAGAAAACCTACAAGATTATATTAACCGGTTGGGATATTAGAAGGATATGTAAAAAAAATAAAGAGAAGCAGGGAAAGGTTATACACAAATTAAGTAATTGTAGAGATTGTTTCCATCTTAAAACCAGACTTATAAAGAAGCGAGAAGATATTGAACAATTTTTAAGAGAGAACAATTTCATTGTTTCAAATAAATCTATCTTCGTTTCAAATAAATCTATCTTCAATCACTTCAAAAAGCACCATAAAGTTCAGTTATTTTATTGTGAATATTTTAGGACTAAATGTAAATTCTATATAATTCCCCAAACTATTGCCAACCTTACAGTTATAGATTGTTCAACCTTTGATAATATGGACGAAGGCTGAGTAATCACAATCCCATAATATATACTTTAATTAGAAGATAAAAAGCAGACCCCGTAGATTAAAAGGGCTTTTACGGAAGCAATTCCTTTTCGCTGGGGTCAAGGCTTTATTTTTATGAATAAACTCAATATCTTAAAGAGATTTAAAGGGAAACTTTTACGGAGAGTTCACGGATGAAACAAAATACTGAACAAATAAAAAATAGATTTTCTCCTACTCACCAACCAATCAACCACAATAAAAACCGTCCTAAGAAATATCTCACTCCATTACTCAAAAAATATCTAAATAAGAAAATAGATTACGAAGACCCAGGTACAAAGAAAATTATTCACGGCAAGGTCAAGGATGCGATTGTTTGGAGATTATTGCTTAATGCGGCGCAGGGAGACAATACCGCAATTAAGGAAATCTTTGACAGACTTGAAGGTAAGGCTGAACAGAAGCTCATCGGTGAAGGATTTGCAGGCGATACCCGAATATTCATCATCAGCCCCAAAGAAGTTTTAAAAGGAGAAGATGCAAATAGAATTAACGCCCTCGCAATATAAATTTTTTTATTCCAAAGCCCGCCATCCGGCTTTTGTCGGCGGTTGGAATGTCGGTAAGACAATCGTAGCAATCTTCAGGGCAATTACTTATTCAAAAGGCATACCGAATAACTTAGGCGTTATATTCAGAAAGACAGCCCGCTCCCTGCACGACTCAACACTCCGTGATTTTGAAACCTACACCAAACTAAAAGTTGACTCTGACCGTAATGTTCTTTATCCCAATAACTCAATGATAATGTTCAGGCACTTGGACGAGATTGACTCAATCAATCAACAGAATATAAATCTCGGCTGGTTTTACATTGAGCAGGGCGATGAGCTTGAGAGTAATAGAGAGTTCTTTATGTTATTCGGCAGGTTAAGGCGCGATATAGTTCCAGACCCGGAGTTTGTTAAATTAGGTCTGCCTTTGCGAAGTGGTTGGGTGATTGCTAATGCCGGAGACCATTGGATGTTGCCTTTATGGAAAGAGGGTAAACTCCAGCAGAGCGTAACTGAAGAGATTGCCGAATTATTAAAACAGGAGAATTATGGTTCTTTCTCAGAATTGATAGAGTCTGAGACATTAGCTCAAGAAAATAGAAAGTTCGTCAAGCCTGACTTTATCGCTTCACTTAAAGTTTTACAGCAGGTCAATGAGCCGTTATACAGACAATATGTTTTAAATGACTGGACTGTATCTATTCGTAATATCGTATTCCCTCAGCCGTTAATTGAGCATATGTATTCTCGACAAGCGTTACTAGCTCGACACTCTGCTAATGCAGGTGTTGCAGTTGACCCATCAGGCGAAGGTGCTGATGACAATGTGTTTATGTCTGGCAAGGGCGGAGAGGTTTTAGATATCTATACCGAGACTATTATGCCTCCATCCCAAAAGGCAATCAAAGCGGTTGAGATGTGTAAGCAGATAAACGGCTACTGGATTATCGTTGACTGCGACGGTTTGGGTATTGAGACTTATACAGAGTTGACTAAGTTATCAGACTCATATTTACAGGGTATTCATATTATCAAATTTCACGGTTCAGCGCCAAGCGAGATAAAGATAGGCGATAGAGTTATGTATTTGAATATGCGCACTGAAGCGGCATTTACAGCACAGAAACGAGGCTGGGCTGGCAGGGCTGGGGTTAATTTTAAAGATACTGCATTGGTTGAGGAATTAAAAGCCGATGAGTATGAGATACAAAGAGGGTTCTTACGGCTTATTCCTAAAGAGGATATTAAAGAGCGTATTGGCAGATCTCCTGGCCGCGCTGATTGCTGGAAGATGCTCCAATGGGCATTTGAGCAGAATTACAGAGATGAGCGCAGAGGGCTTTTTGATGATGAGAATAAACTGCCCGCTTATGCTAACACTTCTGACGAGCAGGTTGACACAAGAAGGCATTTACCTTCATTTGCAAAAACAGATTTTCATTAGGAGGAGATTATGGCTTTTGTAGCAACATATCCAGTTATATCGGCAATGATAGCGGCTTCTATGGCGGCAAGTGTAGCAGGAACGGTTATGTCAATGACTCAAAAGCAACCCGAACAGAAACCTTTGCCTGAAGCGCCATCGCCAGAGAAAGCGGCACAAGAAGCTGCAGAGAAACTTAAGAAGAAAAGATTATCCATCCTTGCAGGCGGAGGCGAGACAATCAAGACTTCTCCAGGCGGCAGTTTATTGGGTGCTGGCGATGTGGAGAGGAAAACATTGTTAGGAGCATAAAATGTATATCCGCTTAGCCACAAAAGACGATTTAGATGAGATTTACCAGCTTTTTGATAATTACACCAAAGAGACGCTGAGGGATTACAGCACTATTTTTGATAAGGACAAGGCTCAACAGGCAATATCTCGCTTGGTCAGGATTAACTGTGCTTTCATTGGTATAGAGAGCGAGAAGATTATCGGCGGGATGGCAGGGGTGATTACACCTTGCCTGTTCAGTAGCGATATTATATTTAATTCTCTGTTCTTCTTCATACACGAGGATTATCGCAGGTTTACAAAAGAGTTTTTAAGGCAGGTTGAGGAAGCATTTAAAAAGACGAAGATAACAAGGCTGATTATCGGGCATCCTGCGATGAACAACGGAAAGGTAGTGGACAGGTTTTATAGGATGTTAGGTTTCCAAAAATTAGAGATTCAATACTTTAAGGCAGTGTAAATATGATAAGCAATCTTTTGAAATTTATAAGTGGTTTGCCTATTGCTCCGCAGATTATTATACAAGAAATAGGAATACGACGAAACCATAGCGTTACTAAATTGTATTATAAAATTTATTCTTGTTTAGATAAACGAGACCCTAAGGCTCATAATCGTGATAAAACTAAAATAAGAATATATGACCCATCTAAATTTTTAAAAAGAGAAGCAATTGAAGATTATAGAAAAAGATATTTATCTAAATTTAATTATTGGTCTATAAAGGCGGTGTAAAAATGTTAGACATAGAAAAACTAATCAAGCGGCAGCGGTTCCTGGAGTCAATGAATGCGAACTGGCGCAATTACCATAAGGACTTGGCGGATTTCTGCCTTCCTCGTAAGGCCTGGCAGACCACAGTAAGGGTAACGGGCGAGAGGTTGAACCTTACTCATCTCTACGACTCAACAGCGATAAGGTCATTGAAGGTTATGTCTTCGGGTTTTCGCTCTTATCTTACCAATCCTTCCTCAAAATGGTTTGGGTTGCAGACCAGGAATGTTGAGTATATGAAAATACGCTCTGTTCAGATGTGGTTTAAAGAAGTTGAGGACATTATATTCTCTGTTCTTAACTCCTCTAACTTTGATACCACAATGCAGGAGTTCTATGTTGACAGTGGTTGCTTTGGCACAGGCATAGTCTTAACGCTTGAGGATGTCTCGGATAAAGTGAGGTTTACTCCAGTTCCGCCTAATCAGGTGAATATGGAAGAGGATGCTCAAGGCAGGGTGAACAGGTTATACCGCAATTTTAAATATACAGTCCAGCAGGCTTATGGATTATGGAATAAAAATGCAGGAAGCGTAGTTACGGAGAAGATAAAAGAGAAGCCGCAGGATATGGTTGACTTCATCCATTATGTCGGTCCAAGAGATAGTTTTGACGCTACCAAGTCAGATAATATTAATATGCCCTATGTCTCAGTCTGGCTTGAGGTATCCAAGAAAGAAAGGATAGAGGAGAGCGGGTTTATGGAGTTTCCTTATGCGGTGGGAAGGTTTTATAAGGACGCTTTAGATGTGATGGGCTTCTCTCCGGCAATGGATGTTCTGGCTGATATTAAGTTAATCAATGCTATGCAGAGGACAATGTTAAGGGCTGGAATGAAGGTTACAGACCCGCCAATGTTAGCGCCATCAAAAGGGTTTATATTGCCCTTAAATCTTAACCCGGCTGCGATGAATTACAGAGACGAGAAAGTAGGGTTAAAAGCATTGGAGCAGATACCAGTAAGCGCAGGTATTCCCATTACCAGAGAGATAATCCAGGACATGCAGTTAAACATTGAGAAGGGTTTCTTCGTGCCATTGTTCAAAGCAATCTCCGATGTAACCAAGCAGATGACTATACCGGAAGTTCAGAGAAGGATTGCCGAGAATATGGTTTTATTGGGACCAGTGATTGGCAGGTTTACTGATGAGGTTTTAGACCCGATTTTGGTTAGAGTGTTTAATATCCTTTACAGAAATCAGGAATTACCTCTTGCCCCTGATATTATTCAAGGTCAGGAAATGGATATTGTTTATATCTCGCCCTTAGCCAAGATGCAAAGAGAAAGCGAGGTATTTGCTATTGAGAGTTTTCTTACTGATGTAGGAATGATTGCACAAGCAAAACCAGAGGCATTAGATAAAATCAATGAGGACGCTGCGGTTGATATTATCGGAAAGATTAAGGGTATCAATCCTGAGTTGATTAGAGATGAAAACGAGGTTGCCCAGATAAGACAGCAGAGAGCACAAATGCAACAGGCACAGGCACAGTTAGCCCTTGCACAACAGGGAGCGGATATAATTAAGACTGGAACGGAAGCGCAGAAGATAGCTCAACCAGAGAAGAAATGAATAAAGGAAATAAAAGTATCGGGGAATTTTTCAGAATTATTTTTGTAGGGACATTTGTGTTTGGTTTATCTATTCTGCTTTATAGTCTAAATTATTTGATAGAGAAATTAAATAATGGCTGAAAGATGGGAAAAAGGTTTAAGCCGTCCATTTGCTTTTGACCCTAACTCTACCGTAAATGAAGGCAGGTTTAGATTATATCTTCCTGAATTAATAGCCGAAGGTTCATATTATAGGCAACCTTCTGGTTCTTTAGGAGTTTCATTTGTAAAAGGCGAAAATATAAAAACAGGGAAAATAATAATTCAGGCAATCCGTTTCAATAAATCAATAATATCCGAAGAGAAAGCCAGTGAATGGTGGCAGATTAATAAAAATAAATTTAGTTTTTATCAAGGAGAATAAATGATAGTTCCTCGCAAGGACGGTTTTTATGTAGTCTCGGAGAAAGGCAAGAATTTAGGTGGACCATATAAAACCAGAAAAGCAGCAGAACTTAGACTTGCCCAAGTAGAATATTTTAAACATAAAAGAAAAAAGAAAACCTTATTGAACCGATGACCTTAATATTAGTCAAGCCAAAAGAAGTAGCATCGTTACCATTGCTCTACAGATTAATTTTAAAACATATCTACGAGCCAGAGAATATGAGCCTTGTGGACGAGAATTTGATGCAGTTAAGTTTTATACATTGGAGCAAGAAAGTTGATTTAGATGATGAAGAGCAGTTTGCTTTAGGCCGCTTCGCCCAGATGCTCAAGAAAGACGAGGCAGGCGGATTTAACGCAAGGAAGCAGATGTTTAAGGACAGGGGAATTGATTATAAAAAGTTCCACAGATTACCTGAAGCTCAGGAGATGACCAATGCCAGACGAAGAGAGATTGAAGCTATCAAATCAACTCAGCAATCTGAACAGTGAACAGTTAGACCAAGTTTATATGAGGGTTTTTAATACTGACGACGGCAAGCTGGTATTGCAAGACTTACGCCAGCGTTGCTTTTCTTACTTACCGTCATTTAATCCCAACGCCCATATAATGGCGTTCAATGAGGGGATGCGTGCGGTGGTATTGAATATAGAAAGCAGGTTGTTACCCAGAGAATTACAAACCAAAAAGGAGGAATAAAATGTTTTTAAAGGACACCATCAGCCCATTGTTAGGATACCTGATGCCCTTTGTATTGGGTATGAGTTTTGCAGAGGAAGGCGACGAGCCAACACCTTTGCCGGAAGCATTGACCAAAGACCAAGATTTAGCAACATTCAAGACAGTTGAAGATTTAGCTACGGGTTATAAGGATGTATCCAAGAAAGCCGCCTCTATCGGCAGTATTGAGACAATACCGGAAGACATCCGTAAAGACCCGAATATCAGTAAATATAAAACTCTTGAGGAGTTAGCCAAAGGACATCTTGAGACAATCAAGCTCATCGGCAAAAAAGGGGTAATTATTCCGGGTGAAGGCGCAACCCAAGAGGAAATAGATAAATTTCAGATTGCTTTAGGCAGACCGGTGAAGCCGGAGGAATATAAGTTTACGCCTGTTGAGAACTTGCATCCCGATATTAAGATTACACCCGAAAGCGAAAATGCCTACAAGGGGATAGCCCATAAGATAGGTTTATCCCAGGCGCAGGCAGATAATCTGAATAAATGGTTTTTAGAGACAGTGAGCGCAGGTCTGACAGTCCAGGCGAACCTTGAGGAAACCGCAATGAAGGAAGCCGAAACTAAACTGCGCCAGGAATGGGGAGCGAATTTTGATACTAACCTTGCCTTAGCAAAGCGTTTGGTTGATAAATTCGGTGGTAAGGAAGGGACGGACGCCTTCGGAGATTTAGGCAATAATCCGGCAGTTCTTAAAATCCTTGCCTCAATAGGCAAGAAGTTATCCGAGGACTCCATTGAGCATACAGGATTTTCTGATTTGGCTACATCAACGCAGGATGCCAAGAAGAGAATTGACATCATTGAAAAAGAAATAATGAAGATGAGCCAGAATGACCCCGAATATCCTAAGCTGGTTAAAGAAAGAATGGAACTTTATAAAATTGCATATCCTGAAGAGAGGGCAGAATGAACCCCGCAGGATTGACTAATAAAGAAATTTGCGAATTAAGGATTAAGTGTTTAGAGCCTTTTATTAAGACTGCTTCTATACTAGGTTTACGGGAAGGAGAAGTTTTTGAGCTTGCCGAAAAGGCTTGGAAGTTTGCTATTGAGACACTTGGTGAAGCCCCAAAGGATAACTCTGTGAAGAGCCCAAAGGGAAAATAGCCAATCTTAGAGCAAACCCTAAAGTAGTAGAGGACACCTTCGTAAGAAGCCCTCAAAAATAGTAATAAAGAGACCCTTTTTAAGGATACTCTCTTGGTAAGAGATTAACAATTTAACCGAAACTTAAAAAGGAGAATACGATGGGTGCACCTTCTACTGCATTTGTTAGACAGTATCAGGCTGCCATTACATTGCTTGCACAACAGGTTGAAGAACGCCTATCAGCATGCGTAATGGTGGATACCAACTGGACTGGGGAGCATAAATACTATAACCAGTATGGTACGGATACTATGGTGGAAATTACCTCTCGTCTACAGGATACCCCTATCCAGGATGCTTCACATTACAGACGCAGAGTAACTCCACAGTATTTTGTTTCAAATACATTGGAAGACCCCTTTGAGGCATTGCAGATGCTGGTCGATCCAAAGTCAACCTATATGCAAGCCAAGAAGGCGGCGATAGCCAGAAAGAAAGACCTGGTTATCATCCAAGCCCTTGATGGAACAGCCTATACAGGGCAGGCTGGAGCAACTTCAGTAACTTTAGGAACTGCACAAAAAGTCAGTGGTTCTTCTGTAGGTCTTACCAAAGCCAAACTCATCAATGCCAAAAAAATCCTTGACAAAGCCGAAGTGGATAAAGAAGACCGTTTCTGCACTTATGGCGGAGAACAACTTGAGGATTTACTCGGCACAACCGAAGTAACCAGCGTTGATTATAATACAGTCAAAGCATTGGTTCAGGGCGAAATTCTTACTTGGTTAGGATTTAATTTTATCCATACTGAGCAACTTACCACTGATAACAGCTCTGACAGGAGAGTTTATGCTTTCCAGAGAAAAGGTGTTCAACTTGCGGTTCAGAAAGACGCCGAAGGTCGTATCACAGAGAGACCAGATAAGAATTATGCTTGGCAGGTTTATGTGCGAATAGCATTAGGTGCAACTCGTTTGGAAGAGGAACGCGTGGTTGAGATTGCCTGCACAGAATAAAATTAATTAAGAAGGAGGTTTACGATGGCAGTTTATGGAGTTAATTCAACATTAGCAAGAGCAGGCGGACTTGCCAGTCAGACCGCAAGAGGCATTTATGATGCGCGGGTAAAGTGCATTGTAGATAGCTATGAGGCATCAAGTTTAGCAACAGCTTCTGAGATTTACATGGGTAATACATTACCTGCTGGCGCAAGGATACAAGAAATCATCCTTGCCTGGGATGCTTTGCAAGCAACCTGCCAACTATCGGTTGGAGACGCGGCCGCAAGTATGAGATATATTTCTGCGGTGATTGCTTCAACTGTTGGCTTTGCGCGCTTATCGCACATTGATGGTTTCGACTATGTGATAGGAACAGCATCAAATGACAATCAGATAGTTATTAAGACTTCTGGTGCTTCAGCGGCAACAGGAACTATCAAGATAGCGATTTTCTATACGCAGGATTAACATCAATAAGAGGGAAGGAGAAATCCTTCCCTCTTTAGTTTTAAGGAGGTAAAAATTGGCACAATCAAAAGTGGCTTTAGTCAACTTGGCTTTAGTAAAAATAGGTGCTAAACGCATATCCTCATTTACCGAAAATACTCCAGAGGCAAGGGCGGTCAATGCTATTTATGATGACATAAGAGATGAGGTCTTGACCGAACATCTATGGAGTTTTGCGCAGAAGCGGGCAGTTCTGGCGACATTGTCTACCACGCCTGTTATGACCGAAGATGGAATGACAATAGTTTATGCTAAACCCTCTGATTTCCTGAAACTTAACTTTGTTAGCGACTCTAACGCAATCGTTAAGGTTGAGCAGGACGGGATTTTATCAGATACTACGGGCTTAAAGATTATCTATACAGCAAGAATTGATGACCCGACAAAGTATTTCCCGCAGTTTGTATCTGCTTTGGCTTGTAGGTTGGCGGTTGAGTTGTGTTATAACCTTATTGAATCTGCCACAAAAGCCCAGGCACTTATGGAGGAATACGAGAAGATAAAATTGCCCAGGGCGATTGCTATTGATTCACAACAGGGAACGCCGATTTCAGCGAGGATGGATGAGTGGGAATTAGCTCGTAATGTTGGCGTAGGATTTGAAACGCATAGACCAGGCGAAGCGACATGGCATCCATTTTAGCGAGGTAGTATGTCTAAAGTAACTACGCAACAGACTAACTTTACGGCTGGAGAAATATCCCCTCAAGCGATGGGGCGCTTTGATTTGGCGAAGTTTGCCAATGGCGTCAAAATACTGGCTAATTGGTTCATAAATCAGTTAGGCGGGGCGAATTTCAGGCCAGGCACATATTATGTTGCCGAGACCTCAAGCTCAGGCGCAGTACGCTTAATACCCTTCCAGTTCTCCACTACCCAAAATTATGTCCTTGAGTTTGGCAATAATTATATCCGTTTCTTTGCTAATAACGGTAGGGTAGAAAGCGGGGGACTTCCTGTCCAAACTACAACCACTTATGCAACAGATGAATTATTTGAGCTGCACTTTGCCCAGGATGCCGATACTTTATACATTACTCATCCAAACCATAAGCCAGCAAAATTAGAAAGAGTAAGCGCAACCAGTTTTACTTTGACAGATGTAACATTTAAACGCGGGCCTTTCCTTGATACAAATATTACGACTATAGCGTTAAGTGCATCAGCAGATACAGGTGGTCCTATAACTATCTCTGCTGGAGCTAATTTATTCAATGCTTTACATTCAGGCGCTTTATGGCGTATTAAAAACGGTGTTGTTTTGATAGATGGAGTAAGTTCTGCTACAACAGTAACCGCAACAGTCCAGGCAGAGCCAGATGGCACAGCAGGTAATTTAGGGGTTGCTGGAGGAGTAACAACCGACTGGGCTGAGGGGGCATTTAGCGATACAAGGGGTTGGCCACACGTGGTAGAATTTCACGAACAACGGCTTTATTATGGAAATACAGACCACGAACCGATGAAGTTCTGGGGAAGCAATATAAATTCTTATGATAATTTTGATGTGGGAACTGCCGCAGATGATGAAGCGGTGGCCTATGCTTTGGCGGCCAGACAAGTTAATGCAATCAAATGGCTTGCCTCAAATACAAAATACTTGCAGATTGGAACTGCTGGAGGTAATTTCTCGGCAAGCTCAGGAACAGAGCAATCTCCGATTACGCCTACTGAGATTGTTGCACATTTAGATACTATTTACGGGGCGTCAGGCTTGAAACCTGTTTTCTTAGGTAATAATGTCTATTACATACAAAGAGACTTGAATAAGTTAAGAGAATTGGCTTATTTCCTTGAGATAGATGCGATGCGTGCCTCAGATATGAACCTATTGGCAGAGCATATATTAAAAGACGGCTTGGGCGCTAAGGACATCGCCTATCAGCAATCCCCTAATGACAGGATCTGGGTAGTCAGGAATGACGGTCAGATTGCTGTATTAACCCGTAATGCCGAGGAGGAAGTTATGGGATGGTCAAGGATTATCGCCGGTAGCGACGCACAAGGCGCAGGCGTATTTGAGAGTATCGCCATAATTCCCAGGGACAATGATGATGATCAGATATGGGTTGTGGTAAAGCGGGTAATCAACGGAGTAACCAAGCGCTATATTGAATATTTTACCGATGAGGATTTTACCGATGAGTGGGACCCGGTCAGGGTTGACTCTGCACTTACCCTTGATAATCCTCTTGATATAAGCGCTATTTCAAAAACCAATCCGGTTGTGATAACCTCAAACTCTCACGGCTTATCCGAAGGCACACAGATTAAGATTACCGGTGTTTTAGGTATGACCGATATAAACAACAGGCATTATTTAGTAATCAGCACAAGCGCTACTGCTTTTGCATTGACCAACTTGGAAGGCGATACCATAGATGGCACAGGATATGGGACTTATATCTCCGGCGGAGAGATAAGAGAAATGGTAACAGATATAAGCGGTTTATCGCACTTGGCAGGAGAAACGGTAACAGTCCAGGTTGATGGCGGAATACCTGCGGCACAGCAGACCTTCCTTGTTAATCCATCAGGATCAATAACCCTACTGCATAAGGCAGCAGTAGTTCACGCAGGGCTTCCCTATACCGCAGATATGCAATTATTGAAGTTAAGCGATGGCTCTCCTGTCGGCACAGGCCAGACAAAAAACAGGCGGATTTATTTGGCTACACTAAGAGTATATAGAAGCCTGGGTATGCAGATTGGCACGGATGAGGATAATTTAGATACTGTTTATTTCGGCAAAGTCAATGACCCATTGGGCGAACCGCCTGAGCTTGTAACCGGTGATGTGGAAAAACATTTCGGCACAGGTTGGTTTAAGGATACGGAATTGTTGATAAGACAGGCGCAACCATTACCATTAAATATACTTTGTGTCATTTTGCGTAGTGAAGTGGAGGAAAAATGAGTTGGGTTCCAGTAGCGGGTAGTATTTTAGAAGCAGGCGGAGTGATTATCTCCGGCATCCAGGAAAAGAAAGCCCAGGAATATAACGCCAGAGTAGCCGAGCAACAGGCAGAAGCTACCAGAATTGGTATGAGGCTTACCGAATACCAGAAGCGCAAGCAGTATGGCTATATCTTTGGCACACAAAGAGCTGGCTACGCAAAGGCAGGAGTAAAGACAACAACGGGAAGCCCCTTAGATGTGATGTTAGATAGTATTGCTAATGCTGAATTAGATATTGCCATTGATAGATTTAATACTGAAGTTCAGGCAATGGGATATGAAAGTGAGGCGGAGTTAAGGCGCTACTATGGCAAACAGGCTTTATATGGCAGTATAGCCAGAGGCGGAATGACTTTATTGAAGGCAGGAGCGACTTATGCCTCCAATTTCACTACATCAAAAACTACTACTCCAGGATATTATAAAGGTTACAAATTATCGGAAAGTGAGATGCAGGATATTATAAGGTCATCTCATTATAAGACCAAAATAGGACAATAATATGGTAAAAATCCCACGCATAGAACCAATGGTTCGCCAAGTAACTGAGCAAGCACCGACAAGAAGGATTGCCCGAGACGAGCTTACTCCTTCTGGTCAACTTATCCAGGAAGCAGGAAGAACTATTAGCGGTATTGGTGCTTTCTTGGAAAAAGTCCGGACTGAAGAGGAGAAACTCAAAGGGCAGAATTTCTATCTTAAAACTATTGAGGAAATAAACCTTGACGCCATAAATGACCCTGATACTTCAGAGGAGGGTTTAAAACGCTACCAGGCTCGGCTAACTAAAGCCAGAACCGACGCAATGGGGATGATTTCCATACCCTTTGAGAGAGACAGGTTTAATCTGGAAATACAGCAGAAAGAGATTGTCGCTGGTGTTGAACTCCAGAGGACATTTGCCAAGAAGTCGCTGGATAAATGGCGGGTGGAGTATGAGAAACTTATGGAACAAACTACAGACAGGGAAACGGCTTTTAGGACGGCTGATGAGGCGGCACAAAAGGGGGCAATTAGTTATGAGAAGGCAGAAGAGGATAAGCAGAAATGGGATATAAATAATATTAAATTTAAGATTTATGATGAAACGGCGACGCAAGAAAAAGATTCTTTTGTTTTGAATGAACTCAAAAAAGGCGAAGAAGGGATTTATAAATATCTTACTACTGGGACAAGGCTTGAACTTATAGAGGTAGCACAACGCAGGATATTTCAAAATAACCAAAAATATAAAAGAGATTTAGACGAACTTAGAAATGTAAAACATAATAATATTTTAGATAAGATTTCTACCAATACTCTTACTTTTAAAGACATAGAAAATGAAATGGCAATTCCCGAAGAAGAAGGAGGAGTGCCGAAAAAGATATTAGTTAGTTATCAAAAAGGATTACAGGGAGGGATAGAGAATGATTTAAAGAAGATAATTTCTGAAAAAAGACGAGATAGAAAACCCACAGTAAGGGCAACAGAAGCCAAAAAGTATTTAGACTTAATAGACAATTTTATAGACGATAATGTTGATTTATGGAGAGCAAGAGAAATCTTAGCCAATGCTTATGCCGACGGAATAGTTAATCCCCAAGAGGCAAAATTGCTTAACCAAATAAAACAAAATCTTGAAGATATAGAGTGGAATAGGCAGTCAGGAAAGATTAAGTCAGCTATTGAGGGACTTAAACAACGGCTTAAAATACAAAGTAACCCCACCGATGAAGAACTTGCCTTGCGGATTAAACAACTTTTAGGTGGAATTGTAGCAGGTAAAGATGTTTTAGATATGTCTAATCAAATAATCTCAGACCAGATAGAAACCGATTTAGATAGGATAAGAACAGAAAAATATCGGGAAGGCGATAAAAGAGTTATTAATGGTAAAACATATATTCGTAATAAGGAAGGACAATGGATGAGCCAGTAGCATTAACAGATAGCGATATAGAAAAATACGACAAGGAACAGCAATCCCAGATATTATCTGATTCTGATATGGATATGCTCGCACCTAAAGTTTTAACCGATGCTGATATAGGTGAATTTGATAATCGGGTTATTCCAGAGATAAGCAAAGCTCCTGAATGGAAAATATTTGATAAGGTTAAAAATTTTTTTGGAGAGAAACCAGAAAGGGAAATTGCCACAGCACACAATATCTATGCGCTTTCTGAAGTTACGGGATTATCCTTAAAGGATGTCGCTAATAATTATGATTTATTGAGACAGAATTCTAAAGTAACGGGAATTACTCCTGACTTGGAAAGACAGGAATATACCACTATGGTTATGCTTTATACATTAGCAACTGGATTTCCTGGTGCATTTGCAAGTCCGATAGATATGGCTAAAAGTATGGCTAAGCGCCTTATTGTTTATGCGGCATTAGATAAAATAGTGCCTACCCGCGAATGGATAGCAAAAGCGAAAGTGGGAGAGGAGACAAAAACCGTCCTTGAATTAGCTGATTTAATCACCAAAGGGCTTATTGTTCGCGGGATTTTCAGGCGTGCTCCTAAAATGGTTGAGAATTTTACAAAACAAAAAATTGTTGAATATAAATTACCGAGAGAGATAACATTGACAGGTGAACAAGTTAGAAATATTTATCAATCGGGAGAGCTAACTACTGCCGAACAGAAATCCCTATATGTTGGATTAGGGCTTACGGGTCGGGATTTAAGGGCTTCATTAGAACAGGGAGTAACCATAAAAATCCCTGCTGAAAAAGTTATTAATATTGTGGATAAGCCATTTTGGGGCAAAATTAAAGGTATATTTGGAACTATGCCGATACAAGAAAAGGTATCTATACCTGCCGAAAAACCAACGAAAGCACCCGTAGGATTATTGGAGACAAAACCGACAATACCTCAACTTGCCGTCGTAACCAAGCCAGAGATTACTGCGTTCCAAGATTTAATTACTAAAGTTAAATCCTTACAGCCCGAGAAGGAGCTTTCCAACATTACAGTCAGCAGGATTAAAAAGTTTATCGGCATAGAAAATATTAAACAACTTCAAAAAGAATTGAAAGGAAAATATTCCATACAACCACAAGTGCAAAAATTAATAGATTATTTAGATAAATTTGAAAAGGGCGATAAATTATTATCCGAAAAACAACTTGAGGGATTAAAAGATATTATCAAGGAATTACCCGAACCAGAGATTACGCCTAAAAGAATTGTTATAGACCAATTTGGAGATAAGGAAGAAATTTTGCCAGTGGGAATAACAGGCAGGATTATGAATGAGCTTATGCCGACAGTTGATATAAAAGAAGGGCATCCCCTGATTGAAGGGATAGTAAATAAGGCTGATGAGCTTTTGACTTTTGCCGGACAGGAAGTAAATAGGCGGAATATACAACTTAACTTAATGCTTACCAAAGCCGAAAAATCAAGACAACTTAAACTTGGCGAAAAGATAAAAAGACTTATTGCTCCGCAGAATAGAGAGATTTTAGAGGCATTAAGCGGTAAGGGGATAGATTTAACCAAAGAGGAAGTTGCGGTCGTGGCTTACCTTAAAAATTTCTTTAAAATGGTCAGAAAAGATTTACAGCTTGAAAAATACCGCAAGCATTATGTTACCCATCTTGAACAGCCATTGATGGAAAAAATAGTCAGTAAAGGATTTTTTAAGGCGATTGACGATTTCTTCAAAAAAGAAAAGCCAAGCGACATACCAATAAATCTAATGCTTGAGCTTGATAATATTATCGGTAGCGAGAAGTTCTTTAAATTCGCCCTTGAAAGAAAGGGCGGAATAAAACCCACGACTAATATAAGGCGGATTATACACGCCTACTCCAATCTTTATGAGACTAAAAAAGCATTAGACCAGATATTGCCCGAAGGGCAGGCAATTACCAAGTTATTACTGCAAAACCGTTCTGCTATGTGGATGAAACGATATTTGCAAAATTTAAAAGGCAGAGGATTAGACCAGAACTTTAGGACTGGTAAGATGGCTTGGGTTGCCAGGTTAGCCGACGGGATTGTGGATTTAGGATACATAAAATTGCTTGGGCTTCCACGAGGCATCTGGTCTGGTTTAAAGAATTTAGTCGCTGGCGAGGCAAATGCTATCATCGTTCAGGATTTCCATAAATACCTTATAGGTAAGCAAAGATTTTTTAGTAACCCTAAAAAGGCGATAGAAATGGCTAATAAGTATGGAGTATTGGAGGGAACTTTCGCCGAATATGCCCAAAAGGGAATAGGCAAATTTAAAAAAATTCAGGATTTATTATTGATACAGCAGAGAGCGGGAGAATATGAAATCAGGGGCAGTATGTTTATGGCGGAATTAACCGATAGGGAATTTATTACGGGGGAAATTTCTCAAGAAAAACTGCATAAGATAAATGATTTAATTGCTATTTCACAGGGCAGATTTACCAAGACAGAAACCCCCCTGATTTTACAGACTTGGTATGGCAGGATGTTTATGCAAATGAATAGATGGCGGATAACCAATTTTATGCTTACAAATAGGTTAATAAAAGGAACTATTAAAGAATTAAAAGCAGGAAAAAAGAACGGGAAAAATACGCAGGGATTAGCAAAGGCATTTCTTTTTTATGGTATTGGAATGTATCTTTACTGGGAGTTGGCAAAAGCGGGTTATGAGAGAATCAGTAAAATAGTTAAAAGTATGGCAGAAACTCTTAATAATATGGTAGAGATAGTAACGGGAAAAGTAATAGTGGATACCCTAACCGATAATCCGACTTATTCACTTTTAAAGGAGTTTTTCTTCACTATACAAAATTTAGCGAATTATATTGCACCTGCCTTAGTGGAAGAACCTCAAAGAATGGAATTTCAGAAAGGTATTGAGGAAACTTATATTGCACCCAAAAAAGGGATTGAGGAAATTATAGAAACAATAGGTGAATTTTAGGATAGCAAGGAGATTTTATCAGCAAACTAACCAAATTAAGGAGGTAATTTAATGCCTATCACAAATCTAACAAATAAAGTGACCTATAATGGCGATGGCGCAACCTCGGTATTCCCATACAGCTTTAAAATCTATGAGGATACCGAGCTTGTGGTTGAGAAAATCACCATTGCCGACGGAACAATATCTGCACTAACCCTGACTACCGATTATACGATAAGCGGGGCAGGGACTGCTTCTGGCGGAAATGTTACTACTATATGTGCTTCAATATCAGCTGCCTACAAATTGGTCATCCGCAGAGTCTTGCCTTTAACTCAGGAAGTTGACCTTGAGGATAATGAGGCAACATCGGCAGCGACTTTGGAAGAGGTCTATGACCGCTTATGTATGATTGCCCAGCAGTTGCAGGAGCAGATTGACAGATCATTATTGCGGACTCCGGACTTGAGCGCTGCTTTAGTTTTCCCTGCGGCTTCTGCAAAGGCATATATTGGCTGGAACGCGGCAGGGACTGCGTTGGAGAACAAGACCATTACCCTTGACTCGGCTATGGAAAAGGCTTCAACCTCAGATGCAGAGGCAGGGACTAACGACACCAAGTATATGACGCCGATAAAGGTTCTGGCTGCGCTTAATAAAAGCGGGCTTTATTCTGCGCCTATCGCTAACCTTCCCATTGATACAGACGGGACTTTAACAGCGAATAGCGACGCTGTAATTGCCACACAGAAAGCGGTAAAGACCTATGCTGATACAAAGGTTGCCGCAACCGAGAAATCATCCATCGCTGCTGCAAGCAAAATTCCGGTAATGGGGACTTCCGGCTATATGCCCGACGACTCGGTAGATACAACAGCACTTAAAACTGGGACTTCCGAAGTCTCTCGGTCTGGGACATATACGGATAATACCATAACTGGTGGCTCGTATTGTTTCTATCCGCAAATAAAAATGTCTCACTCTGTTAGCCAGACCCATAATGCCTTTATTTGTGGCAGGGATGACAATGCTGCCTTTACAGGTTGGTCTGCTGCCTATGTTACAACTATTAGTCTTGCCTGTCAGACTAATACTATCTATGCCCAATGCCGCTATGTTACCGCATCCGGCAAAGACCATTGGATATTTTTATTAAGAGATAAGATATCCGGTGAGATAGTCTCCGGTTCATCTGCGCCAGACCATGTTTGCTATGGCAACGGCGGAGATCCTGAAAAACTACCTCATCCTTTTGGAAACCCAGATTTAGACAAATATGAGATAATCCTTCTGGATAAGGAAACCACAGAGGCGCTGAAGGAAGAAAGCAGGATAACTGGCAAGTCAATCCTTACCTTAATCCACGAGGATTTTAAGATTGATACTACAAAAGAGGGAGTCTATCAACCCTTGCATTCCGGCAAATTCCTAAATGAAGAGCCGGTGTTGATTGAGACTATCCCTTCTTATATTAAGATAAGGAAAATCTTAAAATTAACTGCTCAGGAAAAACAGGATAAAGAAATCGCCAGGCAACAGATGATACAGCAATTAAGGCAGAATGAGGAATTAAAAAAACAGAATAGGCTTAAAGCATTGGATAAACTAAAGGCTTTAGGTTTGATGATTGAGGAACTGGAAGCATTAGGACTAAAAAAGGAGGAGTAAGGTGAATGAAGTATTGATTAAGTTAAACGAGGCTTTGGAGTTCTGCCTTGCGAAAACAAGAGAACTCAAGGATAACACTGAGAAGTTAAATTCTCTGCTTGCCGTGCAAAAAGAGAAAGACACTGGCTTAACTACTCGTGAAATATTACTTAATGCCAGAGAATTGGCAGTAAAGAAAGTAGAGGATGTAGTCGCCTTAGAAGCACAGGTAAAGGCTGATTTAGGAAGGCTTGATGTGGGGCGCAAGGAATTAAAGGCGCAATCAGAGTCTTTCTATACTTGGATGGAACAGACCAAAAATGAGATTTTAGCCGATAAGAGTCGCTTAATTGATAAGGAAAAGGCGATTGACGGACAGATGAAGGCGATTATTGCCGCAGGCGAGGCATTGGCTGAGGAAAGAAAGAAACTTATGGAGAATATTATCGCTCAGATAAACAAACTTAGATAATGAGAAAATTTATAATCGGGTTAATAATCGGGCTTGTATTGGGAACTGTCTTGACTGCCTTGGCAGTGCCAAGATACGAGGCAACCTCAACTGATATCGCTCCTGTTGTGGCTTATGGCAAGGACTCTACGGGTGCAATATACTCTGTTCAGGTAACTACCGCAGGAGAGATGATGATGCAATGAAAAAAGTATTGTTATTGATATTGATGTTTTCTCTCATAACCTATTTGGCTTTTGGCGAAAAGAGAGAACGGGATGTCTACGATGCTGCTCCCGTTGTGATATACGGCAAAGACTCTACCGGAGCGCTTTATCCTCTGCGGGTAGATGCCTCTGGTCAGGTTGCTATGTCTCTTACCGATGCCCTTCTTATGCCACAGATTGCTACTCCTGCCAATCCTGCCGCAGGATACGATAAACTCTATTTTAAGAATGATGATAAGTTATATAAATTGACTTCTGCCGGAGCAGAAACAGAGATAGGCGCTGGCGGCGGTGGTGCAACCGCTTGGGATGACATCGGAGACCCTGACGCTGATACTACCATTGCCTTTGGGGGCTTTGAAAGCACAATTACTTCAACCCTGGATGCCGCAGGAAAAACCGTCTTTACAATCTCCAATACCGACGCCGATGTAGATAATGACACTTACTTAATTACCCTAAAATATGTGGATGACGGCGATGCCAATGCTCATTTCTTCAGGTGTATAGATGATAGTGCGGGAGCGCCCAACACCGTATTTTCCATTGGTGCTGACGGCAATCTTTATATTGACGGGTTGATTTCTGCTGGCGACTCAATAACCGCAGGGGGTCTATCTGTCCCTTCAGGCACGGCGATTTTAGGGACTAATGTTCAACCTGTTGACTTCTATATCCACGATGGCGGCGGGATATGGATGTATGAGGACGCGGATGACTTTCTATGTTCGGCTGTGTGTAAAGATGGCGCGGCTGAATGGCAGTTTAATGACGATGTTAATATAGGTGCTAACGGTGCTGCGGAAGATATTATTTTATGGGGTAACTTAAAAACCTCAACACCTACTACTCTATCAGCCGCAGAATTAGACAGGTTAGACGGACTTACCTCCGCTATTATTGATGATGACAAAATAGACACCTTTGCCGAATTGGACGCTATTGTAACAGATAAGGCATTAGTGAATAAGGCGGACGGTGCGGTATGGCTTGGCACACACGATTTTAGCGGTGCAACCGATATGGTTTTTTTAGTTGGAACGATAGAGGCAGGTGCTTATGGTGTGGCGACAATAGATGGTGATGATGTAAATTCCAATATCGCAGGTAGGTCATTAACTTTAACTGGAGCAGCACCCGACACCTTAGATGCCGATGCAGAATTATATACTACTACCAAATGTATTCTTATTGAAACTCCAGCCGATGCCGATGATTTGTTATTCTTTAGACCTGATAATGCGGTTACCATTACAAGTATAGACGGAATTGTAGAAAGCGCCACCTCTGCGGTAGTGGTAGTAAGTGAGTGCGATAGTGCAGGGGATAACTGCGGTTCGGCAAATTCAAAACTTGAGGAAAGTTTGACTTGCGATGTTGATGGTGCTACTGATGATGGCACAATAGGAAATGCAGGGGTCGCCGCAGGTAATTGGTTAAGGGCACAAGTAGGAACGGTTACGGGAACGCCAGGGCATTGCACGGTCTGCGTAACAATGACTTTGGATGATTAAGGAGGGTATATGAGATTATTGATTTTGATTTTGGGGTTTTGTTTGATAGCAAGTTGTGTGTTTGCGGGAGTGGAAGCAACCATTGTAAGTAAAGACATTGATGATAATGGCAATATTCGGGTATGGACACAGTATAAAATTGACGGGGTAGAAGTAGAGAGCCGATACCCGAAGATAGACGGGAAGTCTGTCTATTGCACACGATATAATGCTATGAATTTCTATAATATGACCGATACACAGATTAAGGAAAAAATTGTCCAAGATGTTGATACTCACGTTGGTAGTTTAATACAACAAAAATATATAGAGATAAACAATCAAGAAATCTTAAATAAAAATCTCAAAACCTTAATCAATACGACTATCTCAAAAGATACTTCCCTTATCCAGTTAGACACTAATAATGATGGGATAGTAGATACTAATATGACGGTGAAAAGTGATGGCACAGAAGTTATTTCAATTATTCCTTAGTTTAATATTTTTATTTTGGAACATTCCAGTATGGGCAACCGACTACACCCAAGATGCCAATTGCCAAGGTGCTTGGCTTTTTACCGAAGGTTCTGGCACAACGGTAGCGGACGCTACGGGAAATGGCTATACGGGTAATTTTAAGGGAAGTGGCGAACCTGTATGGGGAGAAATGTCTGGAACTAACGCTCCTTCTTATGCACCTTATTATGCGGATTTTGATGGCGTAGATGACTATATACGTGTTTCTGCTACTGGCGTAGCAGGATTTGAACCTACTCAGGAATTAAGTGTATGTGTATGGGTAATGCGAGATGGAGGTGCAGAGGATTATGGAAGAATATTTAATAAAGCGTGGAATAACGGAGCAACCACTCCATATTATTCTTATGATATAGAATCTATACGCACAAGTGATATAAACTATTATGCTCAGGTCTATACTACAGGAGCTCAACGACAAACAGCAAATAACCTCCTTCCAGATACCGCAATTTGGGTTCACATTGCATTTGTTGTTTCACGAGATGGGGGAGATAATACCATTATTATTACAGTGTATAAAGATGGTGTTAGTTTAATTACGGGCGATACTGGAAATGCTGGGAATATTACTTATGAAACTGATGCGGGTGAAGGAGATTTATTTTTATTTGCTGAGGGAACTGGCAGAGTTCATTGCTTAAATGGAAAAGCAACAGAATGGGCTATGTTTAACCGTGTTTTAAGTTCTACCGAAGCCAACGACATTATGGATAATGGATTGGCGGGGGCGGCGGCAGCCCGCAGGATTATGTTAATTATGTAGAGGATAAAATGAACGAACCTTGTAAATTTGAACAAGACATTGGTTTTATAAAGGCTCAACTTGAAAATTTAAATAAGACTTTAAATGGTAATGTTGCGAAAATCAATGAACATATCAAGGAAAGCCCGATTTACCGCTCCAAGATAGAAGTTTTAGAAAAACAAATTGAGATTATTGATAAGGAAAAATTAAACTCGGTAAAGCAAGCTCAATGGCGGATTGCCCTGATAGCGGGATTATCGGTAAGTATTGTTAATATCATCGCCAGTTTATTGATAAGGTTTGTAATAAAATAAATGAAAATGAATAATAAAGAACCCCTGCATCTTAAAAAAAAACTTTATTCTGCAATCGTTGTAACAGGCAGATTGATAAGTTTATGGGAACGGCAGTAATAGAGGGAGAGGTTTATTGTTTGATTTGCGATAACTGGCTCTGCGGAGAACGCGATGCTTTCGGAATTACAGAGAAAACAGATGGAAGATAAATTTATTCCAATAAAAAACGAAGAAATAAATAAAATTATACACGATGAGTTAATACCGATACAGCAGATATTCCGTTCTTATGAAAGATTATCAACAAATTCAAGTTTCCATTTTGACGGGAAGATATTCAAGAAGTGTATATTTAAAATACAGGATGTTATTGAGATAGCCAGAAGGTTATCTGGGGGGGAGACGAATGCAATTTCTTAAATATTTGGGCGGAATTATTGTCAGGGCGGCAAGAGTCCCCGTGCTTCTATTGGTAAGTTTATTAGGGTTAATCCAAGCGGGACTAAAATTCATTAAGGAAATTATCATCTTGATTATAAATATTTTATTTCCCCTATTTCCAGATAACATAAAATTTGAACAGATTGTTATGGAAATTAGAACGTTGATTGATACCCCCGATGATTGGATTGAGAAAGCAAAAATTCTCTTACTCTAAGTGAGGCGAGGAATGGAAAAGAGAATACTTGATAAGTTTAGAATGGGATACTTCATCCTTTACCGAAATCAGGGCGGGTTATTCAGTAAGGGGATAATAGCCAAACAGTTAAAAGCGGGGTTCAGCAAAGCTAACGCCGTATATACCCATATAGAAGTCTCTGGCGGAGAAAATCATAGCGTCAACATCTCTCCACCAATATCAAAGATGATAGAAATTGACAAGGCACATAAGGGCAGATATATCCGTGTAATGAGGTATAGGAATAAGGATTACGAGGATGGCAAGAGATATAAGGTTGCTTATTTCTCTGCTGTGCTTTGCAATAAGGGATATGATGTCAAGGGCATATTGTCATTTGTCTTTAAATGGTTCAAGCAGAATAATCGGCTTTATTTCTGCTCCGAGGGCGC